ATGGCACTGAATATTCCATTCAGAAATGCGTACTATCGTTTTGCATCCAGTTACTCATTTCTCTTTTTTATTTCCTGGTCGCTGTGGTGGTCGTTATACGCTATTTGGCTGAAAGGACATCTAGGGTTGACAGGGACGGAATTAGGTACACTTTATTCGGTCAACCAGTTTACCAGCATTCTATTTATGATGTTCTACGGCATCGTTCAGGATAAACTCGGTCTGAAGAAACCGCTCATCTGGTGTATGAGTTTCATCCTGGTCTTGACCGGACCGTTTATGATTTACGTTTATGAACCGTTACTGCAAAGCAATTTTTCTGTAGGTCTAATTCTGGGGGCGCTATTTTTTGGCTTGGGGTATCTGGCGGGATGCGGTTTGCTTGATAGCTTCACCGAAAAAATGGCGCGAAATTTTCATTTCGAATATGGAACAGCGCGCGCCTGGGGATCTTTTGGCTATGCTATTGGCGCGTTCTTTGCCGGCATATTTTTTAGTATCAGTCCCCATATCAACTTCTGGTTGGTCTCGCTATTTGGCGCTGTATTTATGATGATCAACATGCGTTTTAAAGATAAGGATCACCAGTGCGTAGCGGCAGATGCGGGAGGGGTAAAAAAAGAGGATTTTATCGCAGTTTTCAAGGATCGAAACTTCTGGGTTTTCGTCATATTTATTGTGGGGACGTGGTCTTTCTATAACATTTTTGATCAACAACTTTTTCCTGTCTTTTATGCAGGTTTATTCGAATCACACGATGTAGGAACGCGCCTGTATGGTTATCTCAACTCATTCCAGGTGGTACTCGAAGCGCTGTGCATGGCGATTATTCCTTTCTTTGTGAATCGGGTAGGGCCAAAAAATGCATTACTTATCGGAGTTGTGATTATGGCGTTGCGTATCCTTTCCTGCGCGCTGTTCGTTAACCCCTGGATTATTTCATTAGTGAAGTTGTTACATGCCATTGAGGTTCCACTTTGTGTCATATCCGTCTTCAAATACAGCGTGGCAAACTTTGATAAGCGCCTGTCGTCGACGATCTTTCTGATTGGTTTTCAAATTGCCAGTTCGCTTGGGATTGTGCTGCTTTCAACGCCGACTGGGATACTCTTTGACCACGCAGGCTACCAGACAGTTTTCTTCGCAATTTCGGGTATTGTCTGCCTGATGTTGCTATTTGGCATTTTCTTCTTGAGTAAAAAACGCGAGCAAATAGTTATGGAAACGCCTGTACCTTCAGCAATATAGACGTAAACTTTTTCCGGTTGTTGTCGATAGCTCTATATCCCTCAACCGGAAAATAATAATAGTAAAATGCTTAGCCCTGCTAATAATCGCCTAATCCAAACGCCTCATTCATGTTCTGGTACAGTCGCTCAAATGTACTTCAGATGCGCGGTTCGCTGATTTCCAGGACATTGTCGTCATTCAGTGACCTGTCCCGTGTATCACGGTCCTGCGAATTCATCAAGGAATGCATTGCGGAGTGAAGTATCGAGTCACGCCATATTTCGCTATCAGGATTCTGTGTGATGGTTACATCGCCCGGCCCAGGGCTGTTTAGTCATCAGCGCTTTCTGACAGTGCTGAGATTTCAACCTGTTGCAGTAAAAATGAGTAGATATAAGGCAAGTGTGCTGCCAAACCCATCTTTTACGGGGTGAAGGTAGATTTCGTTTGAAGGGTATCTGGTGTCCCCTGCAGACATCTACTTGACGCGGCAGGGGATTGATTGGAATGGTGTTTTTTAGATGTGAAAAATATTTTACCCGCTATTTTACCCATTGGCGCGGCTTAAGAGCTTATTTTTGAATTCACAATGGTCACGATATAACCATCTTGCTCGACCGTGGATAACTTTGGCTTTAGGCAGGTCGCCGGACTTAATCCGGTCGTAGATGAAGGTTTTACCAAAGCCAGTATCAGCCATGATGAATTTCAAATCAACCAGTGAATCAGGTTGTAGTTCGTGTTGCATGAGTGCTATCTCCGAATAGGGAATCGAACCTGCAAATCAGGCAATAAAAAACCGCCATCAGGCGGCTTGGTGTTCTTTCAGTTCTTCAATTCGAATATTGGTTACATTGTTTTCATATATGAATAAATAAATTAGCTTTTTTCGTTGCCTTCGCGTTCTTTATTAATTTTGACAAACTCGTTTTTACCACGCTCTCCAAATGCGTCTTTAGAGTCGTTGTATCCGCAATCGCAGCACACATAATCATCAGACCATCCACGCATTGTTTTTTCTTTTGCAATATTTCCAGAACCGCATTTTGGACAAGACATATCACTACCTCCAAAGCATGAGTGAGATGACAACGTAACATTGATTGGAGATTAACAATAGATTGCTGATGTAAAAGATATGTATAAGCTTCGCTTTCAAAGTGGAGGCTCTGGTAGCGGCATCCAGTGTGACGGCTCACATACCCCCTCAACACCATTCATGTAAAAGAATTGAAATAACCCTTTACCTTTGTGAAACCCTACCATCTGCTCTTTTGTGTCTGAGCAATAAACCAAAACATCTTCTTCGCTTGGCATTCGCTCACTACAGCTTATCCAACCATCCGGAGTTACCGGAGAGTTGCTATTTACATCGAAGTTTGGCTCTGCGTCCTGAACCAGGAGGATGTAACCATTCTTGGCTGTATCAAGTTCTAGCGCCTCGGTGACGGTGCCGAAATAGCGATTACCTAAATCAGCATCACAAGTGCTTACATCAATGGAAACTTCCATGCCTTCGATTAATTCTGGCAAGTTGTAAGTTTGGCTTACAGGCTCCGCTTCCAGCGATGCCAGAGCAATTTCATAAGCCCGGCGCTCAATATTGTCTCGCACGTCCAGACTGCCGATTCGCTCTTTGATTTCTTTAATCAGTTCTTTGTCGGTGAAAGTGGCCATCTCACTCTCCTTTGATGCGAATGCCTGTTGCAATGCTGTTTATGATGCTGTCAGTGCATGGGGTAGAAAGCTGGGCATCTCCAGCAATTTTCATGACCTCAACATCTGCATATCGAATACCGAGGTGTATCAGACCGGCTATGCCTGACTTAAGCCGAGCATTTTCCATAAATAGAACTTTTGCCCGCTGTTTTTCTGCTTCAAGCTCAACGCGCAGCTTCCCTACCGTTAGCGCAATTTCCTCGTTCTCCTGGTCGCGGGATTTGATGTATTGCTGGTTCCTTTCCCGTTCATCCAGTAGTGCCAGCACAACCTGAGGTGTGACCTTCATACGAAATGCCAGCAATTTTTGTGGTGTGGCTGCTATTTTTATTGCTTCTGCCGCATCACGCAGTGCCTGATAGTCAATTGTCATTCTCGCCATCCTTCACAGTTGTAATCACTACAGCCTTCAAAATCATATGGGCTGTACTGCCAGGAGATTTTTCCGCAATGCGGACAATTCCAACGCACCTTCCCGCTTCGCGACTTCTTTCTTCTGTTCTGCTCTTTCAACCAGTCAGGCATGACCAAACCTGCGCCCTGAACCATTGTTCTGCGGTTAAAGTTATTGATATTGAACGTCCTGCGCTTTGCTGCATCAGCAATGGAAAATGGCAACCAAACTATTCCTGGTTCGTTTTTGTTGGCGACGCTAAAGATGGTCGCTTTACTGAAGTCATCTGTTGGCAATCCACCGTGTTGAAGCCAGTAAACATCGTTGCCGTTCCAGCTACCTTTTTTGTAGGCCACATACGCAGTGCAATCTGACTCAATCAGGCTTTCTGTAGGGATGTACTGGCAATCAACGTGCCACACTGCCATTGCATCCACGCTATCAGCGCAAACAGGCTGATCGATATCTCGCCCACAATTCCAGGCTTTTTGGGCTTCTTCCAGCGTGTAAACATGAGCGCGATCGATATCAGAACTGTAACCATTGCCGTTATGGCAATGGAATGAAGCGTTATTGCCCACAGTTTCACGCGAGCACATCATGTAAAAACGGTTAGTCACTGGCTGCCTCCTTTGCGCCACATCGCATTCAGATATTTGTTTTCATTCACTGATGGAAAAGAATTTCTCTTAAGTAATTCCTCTCTCGATGGCATTGGCTTTACGCGTTGGCGAATAATCATTTCTGCCGGAAGAATGCCGGGATTGTATGCAAGTCCTCTCATGATTTACTCTCCACGAACTGGTCAATAGCCATGCTAAGTGACATACCTAAAGCTTCGATATGCTGCTGAATATCCTGTAGCGTCCGCGCCTGAGATAACAGAATTTCACGGTTGCATAACTCTTTAACCAGATGCTCAAACTTGCTGTAATAACCGATACGGCTTAGTGTTTCTTTCCCTGCATTCTCGCCTTCTTTGATAATTCCTCTTTCGCTAAGAATCAGATCGTGTTTGGTTACGGTAATAACGTATTTTCCGAGGTCGATGTTTAGCTTCATTGTTTTCATTGTTAATTCCTCAGTCATTACTGATAGCGCCATAGCGTGAGCGGTAATTACGCAGGCGCGGGTCGATATATTCAGGGAAGTGGGTATATGTGGCTTTGCGGAATGGTCGGATTGATGTCTGGTAAATTCGCTCGCGTTCTTCTTTCTCTGCAAGCCATATACAGTGGCGAAATTCCTTTTCCTCTTTCGTTTCCTGCGGTAGAGACATTATCAGGTCGTAGTTTTTTCTGAATTTATCCAGCACCTCCGATACGGAATTGCCGGAACAGCGGCGCGGGTCATCCGCACCATACAGAGGCGCTGGCATGATTTTCTCCTGATTAAATTGCGTGAATAGCGTGACGAGGGAAGGGGAGAGTTACTGGTGCAAAGGGTATATCGTCGTCAAAATCCATCGGAGGTTCGTTGTGTTGTGCTGGTGATGATTGCTGCTGTGGCTTCTGTGATTGCCTGCTGGCTGCTTGTTGTTTGCTGTCGCCAATGCCGCCAAGCATTTGCATCACGCCATTAATTCCGACATGAACCTCGGTTGTGTAACGGTCTTGCCCTGACTGGTCTTTCCACTTTCTGGTTCTCAGCATTCCCTCGAAATAAATCTGATCACCTTTTTTCACATACTGCCCCACGACCTCAGCCAGTTTCCCGGATACAGCAACACGATGCCATTCAGTCAATTCCTTTTGCTCGCCAGTATTTTTATCTCGCCATTGTTCTGAAGTTGCTATTGTCAGGTTAGCGAACGCTGTTCCTGATGGTGAGTATCGAACTTCCGGGTCTTGTCCTACCCGACCAAGGATAATCACCTTATTTACGCCTCTACTTCCCATTTATGCCGCCTGTTTTAGTTCGTTAACTCTGATGTTCATTACCTGAACGCATTTAGCCTGCGCCTCCTCGTTGCCAGCCATTAATTGCCAGTCACGCTGATAACGCTCGATGAGTTTTTTCTTGTCAGTTTCTGTTGACGCATAATCGCTGAAGTCTTTCAGGATTTGTTCGCAGTCAACCGATGGAGATTTCTGGTTGGTATTTTCTGGTGATGGTTTGTTATCTGATGCTGGGATTGCCCATCCCGGCAGCGATGGAGGGAGCCAGTAAAATCCTGTTCCATCCTTCAGTTTTGCCCTGTGCCACCCCTGCTTTTTATCGAGAGATGTTTGTGCGAAACCTTCCTCAAGGTTATACAGATACCGACCGATTCCCCACTGAACGGCAGCGCGCTTCATTGCACCGGAACGACCACCTTTGACGGCTTCTACCTGCGTGTTTTCAGCAGCATCCCATTTGGTTACCCATTCGGAATCAATCTTTATTGATATGCCGCATTCAACGCCGCCGTTGTTGGGAATATCGCGGTATTCATTGCGCCATCCTGCTTTGCCACAAACATCGTCAAGGCGTTTCATGATTGCCCGGTTCGTGACATAAGCCAGCACCATAGCCCACACTTTGCCATCGCGTGTTTCACCGCTTTGCTGTATTCGCCATTCGATATCTTCAGGGCTGAATGGCTCATCGAATTTATTCAAATCCATAATTCACCTCAGAATGGACATGGCCCAAGGAAATAACGCTGGTTTAATACTTCGACTCTGGACAAATTAAGGCATACCCGCATTCCTTCGCGGTCGCCATTATGGCGATACCAGAGAGCTTTCTGCGTGTACATGCGTCTCTGTAACTTGCTCTCCTTCACTGTGGTTGCAAGTGACATGAATATCTCCTTCGTTACCGATTAATTCTTTCATCTGACGAATGAATTCTTCGTCTGAACAGTTATCTGTAAAACTCATTTCCTGCGATACCACGGAAGGTTGATAGCTGATTTCATCGCTTTATTTGCTTCAAGCCACATTTTTGAATCACCAATAAATCTGGCTATTACTGCTTTGTTTTGTGCTGCACGAAGCATCTGGTGATTGATGGCTATTTCATTGCGCATAATAAGACCTCAACTCTTTTCCATCCGTCACGTAATTTACGGGTGATTCGTTCAAGTAAAGATTCATTTAGTTGGAAGGCACCCATGCGAGCGCCTCCCGCGATTGCGTAAATCATGGGTGGTTCCTTATGTTGGTTTATTAGTAGGTTATTTTTGTTGCGAATACTTCGCCTTTTACGATGGCTGTTATGATATTTTTAGCAACATCTTCTGATGCGCCAACCTTGATAAGGTCAGCAAGTATTTTGTTATTTACTTCTTTCCGGTGAGCTTTATCCTTTGCTCTACGCTCTTCTTCGTCCTTGATTCTTTTTTCTTCTGCTATTCTGGCTTGCTCTTTTGCTTCAGCCTCGCGCCGGATTCGTTCAGCCTCCTCCTGTGCTTTTCTGCGTTCTGCTTCAATTGCTGCCTGCTTTTCTCTTTCAGCTCGTTCTGCTGCCTCTTTTGCTTCGCGCTGTGCTCGTTGCTCGGCTTCAATGCGTTCACGCTCTGCACGTTCCGCTGCGGCCTTAGCTTCTGCTTCTCGCCTTGCTGCTGCTTCAATTTCGGCTTTTGCCTTTGCTTCGGCTTCTGCTCTGGCTTTCTCTTCAGCTTCTCTTTTTAATCGTTCTTCATGCTCTCGCTTTTCCTGCTCCGCTTTGAGTCTTGCCTCTTCTCTTTGGCGGTCAAATTCGCGATCCATCAAAATAGCTATTTCATGGTCAGACTCAATTTGCTTTGCGAGAGCTTCAGCTGCTGCCTTAGCTTCTTCTTCGGCTTTAATCCGCGCCTGTTCTTCCTCATAATCAGTAAGAGGCTGGCGCGCCTTGGCTTTCAGCTCATCAAGGCGATCACGCACTGTCTTGCGGTTAGCATCAATTAGCTTTGGAATTTCCTTCAGTTCAGCAACAAGGTCTTTGCCAAGACCATCGAGATATGTTTTCGTCTGCGCAACTTTATACGCCAGAGAAGCGATCTCCTTTCTGCCCTTTGCCGTTGTGATATCAGGCACAAAGGACATAACTTCACGTTCAACCTTTTGAAGGATTTCTTCAATCTGGTCGGCAGACTGAAATACAGTCATTGCATTTGCTTTTTCAATAACAACTAAATCTGTTACTTCACTCATATATCCTCCTTCGTTGTATTCTTTAAAAACGCTCTCAGGCGACTTTGATAGTCATATCATCTGAATCAAATATTCCTGATGTGTCGATATCGGTAATTCTTATTCCTTCGCTACCATCCATTGGAGGCCATCCTTCCTGACCATTTCCATCATTCCAGTCGAACTCACACACAACACCATATGCATTTAAGTCGCTTGAAATTGCTATAAGCAGAGCATGTTGCGCCAGCATGATTAATACAGCATTTAATACAGAGCCGTGTTTATTGAGTCGGTATTCAGAGTCTGACCAGAAATTATTAATCTGGTGAAGTTTTTCCTCTGTCATTACGTCATGGTCGATTTCAATTTCTATTGATGCTTTCCAGTCGTAATCAATGATGTATTTTTTGATGTTTGACATCTGTTCATATCCTCACAGATAAAAAATCGCCCTCACACTGGAGGGCAAAGAAGATTTCCAATAATCAGAACAAGTCGGCTCCTGTTTAGTTACGAGCGACATTGCTCCGTGTATTCACTCGTTGGAATGAATACACAGTGCAGTGTTTATTCTGTTGTTTATGCCAAAAATAAAGGCCGACTATGCGGCCTAGTAGAATACCCAATTTTCTGTTTCTTGGTTGTGTCCAAAGTTATATTCAATATCTGGTGTTGATGTATCAATATTCTTCATCCCATCAACAAGAGTTGATACAACAGCCAAATCTTGTTTGATTCTCATTAAATGGTATTTCTTCCGGCGCAATAAACTCTCAATGGCAAGTTTCTTCGTTGGGAATGCAAAAGATCTTTCTGCATTTTTTGCTACTTTCTTAATTGCATATCTATTTCTCTTTTGTTTCCATTCCTGTAACCACTGATTTGGTGCTGGTTTAAAATTAACAATCCAATGCGCAGGAACCAACCATGCATAATGCTCTGTCTGATGAAAAGCTATATATTGAAGTGCGAATATTTTTATCCCATCTTCTTCAACTGTCGCTTGGAATCTCCAGAAAACAGGCATTCCATCATGTTCAGTTTCTGATTCAGGAAAAGGTACGCTCCATGATTTTGTCATATCTCACCTCAAATAAGTGGTTTGCTGCCTAATTTCATTTTCTGGCGACCAACACAAGTCACACCCATTTCACTGCGTGGCTTGCGGTAGTAAATACGGTTCTGTTTACGCTCGATTTCTTCTGCCTTCTTGCAGCGAAGGCTTCCGAGTGATGCTGCTTTATCTGCTCTGACGCAACCAGAGAGCTTTAGCGCAATCTTTCGCGCCAGTCGCTGCTCTTGCATTGCCTGTTCACGTTGAGCCTGTCTGCGTGCTCTGCGGCGATTTCTGGCGTTATCGTCAGCCAGATATGTAATGACTACTGCCATGTTGACCTCCGATGAAACAACTTTGGAATTTTTTTTATTACAAAGTGGTTTCCATCCCCGCCAATTAGACGGGGATGGAAGAGCATTTATGAGCCTTTATGGACTCTGCTCGATCAGTTCTATTTAATTAATCTCTCAACTGAATGTAAGTATTCACATAAATCCTCCTACCTCTTGTGCAGCTTTCTTGAATATGGTGGCGGCTGCATAACGCCTATGGAATTGACTTTGGCGGTGACGCGCCGGGTGCTTATCTTCCGGTTGCCGTCGTGCAGCTGCACTTCACGTCACCCCAAAGCCAACTACTCTTTGGTTCCCGCATTTCGGCGGGACAATCCCATCAATGTTAAAGAGCCTGCCAATCTGTTCCGTTTGGCTTCCAGCGTCCTGCTGATGGCTTAAATTTAAGATCTCTTTAATTAATGGTCAAGAGTATTTTTGAAGAAAACTTAAATTTTCTTTCGTAACTTAAGTTTGGCTTTGATTTTTAAAGGAAATAAAAAAAAGGGGCGAATGCCCCCTTATGGAAGGTTTGCTAGTTTTGCATCGACAACTACGCCGATGATTTTGCAGTTTCCGTTGATCTCGATCATCGGATATTGTGGGTTAAGTGGTTTTAGAAACTTCCTGCCTGCATCAATAACTAACTTCTTGAAAGTTGCCTCGTTTTCTCCTTCGAGCTTTGCAACTACCAGTTTCCCGTTACGCGGCTCTACTTCAGGATCGACGAGTATTATCATTCCTTCAGGGATACTGAGACCGGCCGGAGCCGTCATTGAGTCTCCCTTCACGTCCAACCAAAACGAATCTTCTGAACAGTCTACGGTTGTATCGTACCAGTTATCTATTGCACGCTTATGATATGGTTCTACAGCTTCCATCCAGCATCCTGCGCTCACCCAGCTAATCAGAGGGTATGACCCTCTTGGATCATGCCTACTGTGATAGGCAATGTTTGAAAGACTTTCCTCTCCTTTCATCAGATAGTCAGGGGAACACTTCAACGCATTAGCCAGGGCGAGAAGATTCTCTCCATTTGGCTCTGTCTCAGAGCGTTCCCACTGAGATATGGCAACATTAGACACGCCGACCATCTTTCCAAGTGCGGCCTGCCTGATCTTGAGTTCTTTTCTCCGAGCGCGAATGCGCTCTCCCATCAATTGAGTTTTCATAGTTAAGACATCTTAAATAAACTTGACTTAAGATTCCTTTAGTGGATAATTTAAGTGTTCTTTAATTTCGGAGCGAGTCTATGTACAAGAAAGATGTTATCGACCACTTCGGAACCCAGCGTGCTGTAGCTAAAGCGTTAGGCATTAGCGACGCAGCAGTCTCTCAGTGGAAGGAAGTCATCCCAGAGAAAGACGCCTATCGACTGGAAGTCGTTACAGCTGGCGCCCTGAAGTATCAAGAAAGCGCTTACCGCAAAGCGGCATAAGCAAATTGCTCTTTAACAGTCATGGTCCTCATTCCCGCCGAAATGCGGGAATACAACGCGCATAAGTTGATGCGCATAACTTCTTATTTGTTAAGGAAATACTTACATATGGTTCGTGCAAACAAACGCAACGAGGCTCTAAGAATCGAGAGTGCGTTGCTTAACAAAATCGCAATGCTTGGAACTGAGAAGACAGCGGAAGCTGTGGGCGTAGATAAGTCGCAGATCAGCAGGTGGAAGAGGGACTGGATTCCAAAGTTCTCAATGCTGCTTGCTGTTCTTGAATGGGGTGTTGTCGACGACGACATGGCTCGATTGGCACGACAAGTTGCTTCGATTCTCACCAATAAAAAACGCCCGGCGGCAACCGAGCGTTCTGAACAAATACAAATGGAATTTTAACAACATCCAACGAGGTAATTATATGCGAAACAAAGGCTTTAATCCACCTGATACACACAAAGAAGCTAAGCGTTTGCGCTTCCTTCGTTCCATTGATGAAAGAACTCAAATCTCTTTTGTGAAAGTTGCCAGAACTGAGCTTCTGAAGGCTGAGGCGAGGGCGTTGCTCCCGTCTCTACCAAAAGAGGAGGGATATACGTTCATTCCAAACGCATTTCTGGAAAAGCTGATCAAAGAAGACATATCCGTAAGTCAGTTTAACGATGTTCTTAAGGTCTTTCGTCAAGGCAGGTAGTGATGAGCAATACAGCAAAAATCTACGATTTCAGCGCCGCACACGAGCGCAGGAGCAACAGGATGGAGAACCAGAAAACTGGTTACATTCCGTTGTACCGGAGCATTCTGAAACAGTCATGGGCGAAAGATGTTTATCTTCGCACCCTGTGGGAAAACCTTCTCCTGAATGCCGCCAGAAAGCCATACAAAGCGAATTTCAAAGGTCATGAATGGCATCTGCAACCCGGTCAACTGGTTGTGACAGCAGCTGATTTAGGTATTCAGTTATGCGACAGGCATGGCAAGCCGGCAAGCCGTGATCAGGTTGAGCGGATGCTTCAGGTTTTTGTGAAAGAGGGGATGATCTCCATTGATGGGGAGAAGCAAAAAGGTCGTGTGATAACCATCACAAATTACCATGAATATGCTCAAAAAATGGACAATTCACCCGCACATGGAGCCGCACAAACAACCGCACATGATGCCGCACATGATGAAGCCAGTAATGGCGCGGCATTCAGCGTACATGCCGCACATGAAAGCGCACATGAAGCCGCACAAACAACCGCACATCATGAACAAGAAGGTATTAACAAGAATATAAATAATACCCCCCTACCCCCCAATGGGGGAGGCGATGGGCAGGTTAAACCTGAACGTCGCAAGGCAGAACGAATCGACTACGAATCCTTCCTGAACGCCTACAACACCGAAGTCGGTGACAGACTGCCACACGCTGTTGCTGTCAACGAGAAACGCAAACGCCGCCTGAAGAAAATCATCCCGCAACTGAAAACGCCAAACGTGGACGGTTTCAGAGCGTATGTCAGGGCGTTTGTACATCAGGCCAAGCCGTTTTACTTCGGAGACAACGACACGGGCTGGACGGCCGATTTTGATTACCTGCTGAGGGAAGACTCGTTAACGGGAGTGCGGGAAGGAAAGTTTGCAGACAGGGGGATTGCATGAAACAGGATATCGAAGCGAGCGTTATCGGTGGCCTGCTGATTGGTGGATTAACTCCAACTGCCAGTGACGTTCTGGCAACGCTGGAGCCGGAAGCGTTTTCAATTCCGCTCTACCGGAAAGCCTTCGAGGTTATCCGCAAGCAGGCGCGAAACAGAAACCTAATCGACGCGCTGATGGTTGCCGAGGCGTGCGGAGAGGAGCATTTCACGTCAATCCTGATGACCAGCAAAAACTGCCCGAGCGCCGCAAACCTGAAGGGATATGCCGGAATGGTCGCGGATAACTATCACCGCCGTCTGGTGCTGGAAATCATGGATGAAATGCGTGAACCAATTCAGAGCGGAACCATCGATACATCGAGTCAGGCGATGGACGAGCTTGTAAAGCGTCTTTCAGCCATCAGAAAGCCCCGTGACGAGGTTAAACCTGTACGGTTAGGGGAAATCATCACTGACTACACTGACACGCTTGACAGGCGTCTGAGGAACGGAGAAGAGTCAGATACCCTGAAGACCGGAATCGAAGAACTTGACGCTATCACCGGAGGGATGAACGCGGAAGACCTTGTGATAATCGCCGCTCGTCCTGGTATGGGGAAAACCGAACTGGCGCTGAAGATTGCCGAAGGCGTTGCAAGCCGCGTTATTCCTGGTTCTGACGTCCGGCGCGGGGTATTGATTTTCTCAATGGAAATGAGCGCATTGCAGATTGCAGAGCGAAGCATTGCCAACGCCGGGAGGATGTCGGTTAGCGTACTGCGAAATCCTGCATCGATGGATGACGAAGGCTGGGCGCGTGTTGCTAACGGCATGAGTCAGCTTGCAGATTTGGATGTATGGGTAGTCGATGCCTCGCGGTTATCGGTCGAAGAAATACGCTCAATCGCAGAGCGGCACAAACAGGAAAATCCAAACCTGTCACTCATCATGGCGGATTATCTTGGCCTGATTGAGAAGCCGAAAGCAGATCGCAACGACCTCGCAATTGCTCACATCTCCAGAAGCCTGAAGGCGATGGCGAAAGACCTGAAAACGCCTGTTATCTCCCTAAGTCAGCTTTCGCGAGATGTTGAGAAGCGACCAAACAAACGCCCGACAAACGCAGATTTGCGTGATTCAGGAAGCATTGAACAGGACGCAGACTCAATCATCATGCTCTATCGGGAAGCGGTATATGACGAGAACAGTAGCTCCGCGCCATTTGCTGAAATCATCGTGACGAAAAACCGTTTTGGCTCGCTTGGTACGGTTTACCAGCGGTTCTGCAACGGACACTTTGTTGCATGTGACCAGGATGAAGCCAGACAGATTTGCACAGCATCAAATGCACCCGCTGCACGTGGCAGGCGATATGCACAAGGGGCTGACGTATGACCATCTACATCACTGAGCTAATAACTGGTCTGCTGGTAATCGCAGGCCTTTTTATTTGGGGGAGAGTAATTGGAGGCTTTAAGAAATGAGTACGATAGCTGAGCTTGTCCGCGCCGACTTTCAGGAGAACATTGGTCGTGCAAAGCGGTACTGGTCTGCTTCCAGACTTCCGACTGGCGAGAGACAGAAAAACGCCCCTAAGCCACGGAGCTATCCGCGTGACCGCGTTCTTCGCCGGTTGGTTAAAATCGATACTGATTTTCAGTGTGACAGAATTATCCGGAACCTGGATTTAAAGTGAAGGAGTGAGCATGACAAATCAGCAGCAAATAGAGTTCATCCTTGAGCAGATCCGAAAAATGCGAGAAAAGAACCAGCCAGACATGATGGAAATATGGGGACGCCAGCAGGAAGAATACCGCAAGCATATTTTTGGTGAGAGAAAACAGGATGGCTGGAGCCTATATGGCTATGGCACCAGGCCAAATAAAAATGGATACAGCCTTTACGCATACTGAGGAATTCCATGAAACAGACAATTTTCCTCAGGAGTAAGCAACAACAGCAAGCCGCAATCAACGCCATCCTCGCAACACCACTCGATAAAGACAAGCCAGTTACCATCCGCATTACTGACTACAAGCGCAACCTTGACCAGAACGCAAAATTTCACGCGATGCTGGCGGATATCGCACGTCAGGTTCAATGGTGCGGCAAATTGTTAAAACCGGAACAATGGAAGGTTTTGTTGATCAGCGGTCATGCAGTGGCAACAAAGCAGGAAGCTGATGTTTTGCCCGGCCTTGAAGGCGAATACGTCAACATTCGCGAAAGCAGCGCGCAGATGAGCGTGAAGCGTATGGCAAGTCTGATCGAGTACACAACAGCCTGGGCTATTGGTCAGGGTGTCAGATTTACCGACAGGAGGTACGAATGAGACGACAGCGACGAAGTTTCACCGACATCATCTGCGAAAACTGCAAATACCTTCCAACGAAACGCTCCAGAAATAAACGCAAGCCAATCCCAAAAGAATCTGACGTAAAAACCTTCAACTACACGGCTCACCTGTGGGATATCCGGTGGCTAAGACATCGTGCGAGGAAATGACAATGGATTATTCACAGTTAAGTGATTTTGAAATTAACGTGGCGGTATTCGAAGCCATTCATAACGGATCACCGGATTACAAAGAAGGTGAGAATGGCGATATGGTGTTTGTCTCATTTGAGGGAGACATTGTAAACGGAGACGCAGTTGAAGTAGAAGTTGAGCGCGGATCCTTTAACCCATGCGCAAACCCAGCAGACGCATGGCCGATTATTGAAAAATACAGGATTAGCATTATCAATCTCGATGAAGACGAGTGGGGTGCACGCGGTGTGGCCTACTGTAAATCTAAGCGAGCTATACATGAAAATCCCCTCCGCGCCGCCATGATTGTCTTTCTCATGATGCAGAGAATCCAATAATGCTTAGCCCATCCCAATCCCTTCAATACCAGAAAGAAAGCGTCGAGCGAGCTTTAACGTGCGCTAACTGCGGTCAGAAGCTGCATGTGCTTGAAGTTCACGTGTGCTCCGATTGCTGCGCAGAACTGATGAGCGATCCGAATAGCTCAATGTACGAGGAAGAAGACGATGGCTAAACCAGCGCGAAGACGATGTAAAAACGAAGAATGTCGGGAATGGTTTCACCCTGCATTCGCTAATCAGTGGTGGTGCTCTCCAGAGTGTGGAACCAAGATAGCACTCGAACGACGAAGCAAAGAACGCGAAAAAGCGGAAAAGGCAGCAGAGAAGAAACGACGACGAGAGGAGCAGAAACAGAAAGATAAACTTAAGATTCGAAAACTCGCCTTAAAGCCCCGCAGTTACTGGATTAAACAAGCCCAACAAGCCGTAAACGCCTTCATCAGAGAAAGAGACCGCGACTTACCATGTATCTCGTGCGGAACGCTCACGTCTGCTCAGTGGGATGCCGGGCATTACCGGACAACTGCTGCGGCACCTCAACTCCGATTTGATGAACGCAATATTCACAAGCAATGCGTGGTGTGCAACCAGCACAAAAGCGGAAATCTCGTTCCGTATCGCGTCGAACTGATTAATCGCATTGGGCAGGAAGCAGTAGACGAAATCGAATCAAACCATAACCGCCATCGCTGGACTGTCGAAGAGTGCAGGGCCATCAAGGCGGAGTATCAGCAGAAACTCAAAGACCTGCGAAACAGCAGAAGTGAGGCCGCATGACGTTCTCAGTAAAAACCATTCCAGACATGCTCGTTGAAGCATACGGAAACCAGACAGAAGTAGCACGCAGACTGAAATGTAGTCGCGGTACGGTCAGAAAATACGTTGATGATAAAGACGGGAAAATGCACGCCATCGTCAACGACGTTCTTATGGTTCATCGCGGATGGAGTGAAAGAGATGCGCTATTACGAAAGAATTGATGGCAGCAAATACCGAAATATTTGGGTAGTTGGCGATCTGCACGGATGCTACACGAACCTGATGAAAAAACTGGAGACGATTGGATTCGACACCAAAAAAGACCTGCTTATCTCGGTTGGCGATTTGGTCGATCTCGGTACAGAGAACGTCGAATGTCTGGAATTAATCACATTCCCCTGGTTCCGAGCTGTACGTGGAAACCATGAGCAAATGATGATTGATGGCTTATCAGAGCGTGGAAACGTCAATCACTGGCTGCTTAATGGCGGTGGCTGGTTCTTTAATCTCGATTACGACAAAGAAATTCTGGCTAAAGCTCTTGCCCATAAAGCAGATGAACTTCCGTTAATCATTGAACTGGTGAGCAAAGGTAAAAAATATGTCATCTGCCACGCCGATTATCCTTGTGACGAATACGAGTTTGGAAAGCCAGTTGATCATCAGCAGGTAATCTGGAACCGCGAACGAATCAGCAACTCACAAGACGGGATCGTAAAAGAAATCAAAGGAGCGGACACGTTCATCTTTGGTCATACGCCAGCAGTGAAACCACTCAAGTTTGCCAACCAGATGTATATCGATACCGGCGCAGTGTTCTGCGGAAACCTCACATTGATTCAGGTACAGGGAGAAGGCGCATGAGACTCGAAAGCGTAGCTAAATTTCATTCGCCAAAAAGCCCGATGATGAGTGACTCACCACGGGCCACGGCTTCTGACTCTCTTTCCGGTACTGATGTGATGGCTGCTATGGGGATGGCGCAATCACAAGCCGGATTCGGAATGGCTGCATTCTGTGGTAAACATGAACTCAGCCAGAACGACAAACAAAAGGCTATCAACTATCTGATGCAATTTGCACACAAGGTATCGGGGAAATACCGTGGTGTGGCAAAGCTTGAAGGAAATACTAAGACAAAGGTACTGCAAGTGCTCGCAACATTCGCTTATGCGGATTATTGCCGTAGTGCCGCGACGCCGGGTGCAAGATGCAGAGATTGTCACGGTACAGGCCGTGCGGTTGATATAGCCAAAACGGAGCAGTGGGGGAGAGTTGTTGAGAAAGATTGCGGAAGATGCAAAGGTGTCGGCTATTCAAGAATGCCAGCAAGCGCCGCATATCGCGCTGTAACGATGCTAATCCCAAACCTTACCCAACCCACCTGGTCACGCACTGTTAAGCCGCTGTATGACGCTCTAGTGGTGCAATGCCACAAGGAAGAGTCAATCGCAGACAATATTTTGAATGCGGTCACACGTTAGCAGCATGATTGCCACGGATGACAACATATTAACGGCATGATATTGACTTTTTGAATAAAGTTGGGTAAATTTGACCCAACGATGGATAAATGCACTCGTTAAATAAAGCCCTGAGTTAATAGCTCGGGGCTTTTTGCGTTTTAATCACGACCTTTATGAAAGCACATCAAACCAAATACCAGACAGACAAAAATAATCACCTTATCCGCTGTGGCTACGGTGCGGTGTGCTTTGCATAAAAGAAAACCAGCGCAATGGCTGGCTTCGTGAAAGCGGGTGGCAAGAGGTTGCGCTAACAACCTCATGCCGTTTTGCCCGTGCATATCGGTCACGAACAAATCTGATTACTAAACACAGTAGCCTGGATTTGTTCTATCAGTAACCGACCTTATTCCTAATTAAATAGAGCAAATCCCCTCAATGAAGGGGTAGAGCATGTACCGTATGGACAAAATCAGAGAATGGTTCAGTTACAGCTTCGGAGGACTGACTGCGATGGGTGGCATTCTCTCCCTGAATGACTGGGCTGTCATCATTGGTATTCTTTGTACTGTCGGCACATTTGGCATCAACTGGTACTACAAGCGCAAAGAGCGCGAGGACAGATTGAATGGCAATGTCACCGGCACTACGAAATAGCGTAATAGCGGCGATAAGTGGCGGGGCTATTGCTATAGCATCTGTGTTAATCACTGGACCAAGTGGTAACGATGGTCTGGAAGGTGTCAGCTACATACCATACAAAGATATTGTTGGTGTATGGACTGTATGTCACGGACACACCGGAAAAGACATCATGCTCGGTAAAACGTATACCGAAGCAGAATGCAAAGCCCTCCTGAATAAAGACCTTGCTACGGTCGCCAGACAAATTAACCCGTACATCAAAGTCGATATACCGGAAACAACGCGCGGCGCTCTTTACTCGTTCGTTTACAACGTGGGCGCTGGCAATTTCAGAACATCGACGCTTCTTCGCAAAATAAACCAGGGGGATATCAAAGGCGCATGTGACCAGCTACGTCGCTGGACATACGCTGGCGGTAAGCAATGGAAAGGCCTGATGACTCGCCGTGAGATTGAGCGTGAAGTCTGTTTGTGGGGGCAGCAATGAGCAGAGTAACCGCGATTATCTCCGCTCTGGTTATCTGCATCATCGTCTGCCTGTCATGGGCTGTTAATCATTACCGTGATAACGCCATTACCTACAAAGCCCAGCGCGACAAAAATGCCAGAGAACTGAAGCTGGCGAACGCGGCAATTACTGACATGCAGAAGCGTCAACGTGATGTAGCAGAACTTGACGCCAGATACACAAAGGAGCTTGCTGATGCTAACGCGACTATCGAAAGTCTCCGTGCTGATGTTTCTGCTGGTCGTAAGCGCCTGCAAGTCGCCGCCACCTGTGCAAAGTCAACGACCGGAGCCAGCAGCATGGGCGATGGAGAAAGCCCAAGACTTACAGCAGATGCTGAACTCAATTATTACCGTCTCCGAAGTGGAATCGACAGGATAACCGCGCAGGTTAACTACCTGCAGGAATACATCAGGACGCAATGCCTTCGATGATAGCGATAATTTTACTCATCATCCTTCACATCTGGCTCTGTAGACAGGGTGGTGATCACTTCTGGAGTGAATCCAGATTAAACATCTCATTGCTGATGCTTGATATTGAGCATCTTGCGCGCGGTAAGGGGCTGCGTTGAGATAAGAGCCAGTTCATTACAAATACCAAGATTTAGCCTCGCATTTGCGGGGCTTTTTTACATCTGCAGTAAACCGCGCATCGCAGCGCGTAACAATCCCGAGTCTTTCAGAAAGCTGAGCCTGAGAACTGCCGTATATGGTGGCGACCATCTCGGGGCGGCTTTTCTGTGCGAACAGGCTCATCTTTCTAAAAGGTAAGACGCTATGAATAATCATTCAGTTATTCCAGCCTTCGACTTCCGAGAAATGGTGCAAGCCAAAAACGGAGAGGTCGTTACCACATCCAGAAAAATTGCCAAGTACTTCGGCAAGCGACACGGTGATGTTCTCAGGAAAATCGAGCAGGTTAAGGCTGATTGCTCGAGTGAGTTTAGCCAACGCAATTTTGCGTCGGCTGATTATATCGATGAGCAGGGTAAGGTTCGCCCGATGTACAGCCTGACGAAAGATGGCTGGATCATGGTTGTGATGGGGTTCACCGGGAAAGCTGCTGCGGCAATCAAGGAGGGCTATATCGCAGCATTCAACTGGATGGCAGAGCAACTGAGCCGCCGCATGGCAATTGGCGAAGAAATGCAGCACCGCTACGCCATCAAAGAAACACGCTCAAAGCTGAAAGGTACGATCGGCAGTCGGTTAATGAACGAACGGAAGAAAGAGAAGCGTGTCCTGGCTGTCGAGCATGAATACATCTTGCAGGTGACACAGCCTGAACTGCTGATTAATTGAAGATGTCATTACAAAGCCTATCTACGGGTGGGCTTGATAATGAAACCGGAGTTAATTTCTGGTCACTAATTAACGGCAGTACAGCGAAACAACCCAAGCCAGTAAGTGGGGAAATAACACTGGCAGCCACTGAAAGATGAACCTCCTGCCTTATGGCAAAAAAGATTCTTTGTGGTGGCGGACTGATGGAAAGACATCCTAATCAAGCAACCACTCCACAGGGTCATAATTATGAACGACCAGCAAATCGAAAAAGAAATCGTTGAGAAAGGCAAAACCGCTCCGAGAATCACTCCGCAGCACATCGAAGACGTGATTAAAAGCGAGCATTACTTTACTGCTTATGATGGACGTAATGGTGCCATTTCCAGCAACGAATATTGTGGCAGGGAAAAACCAGAAGAAGGCGATCGTGATTTATCACCATTGAATTTGCTCACTTTCTGCGTACTGGTGCTGAAGAATGGCTTCACCGTCACCGGAGAGAGTGCCTGTGCAAGCCCGGAAAACTTTGATGCAGAAATTGGTCGGAAGATTGCCCGGCAAAATGCTGTAAACAAAATCTGGATGCTCGAAGGTTACTTGCTGAAGCAGAAGCTAAGCGAACAGTAGTTATTACAAAAGCCATTCCCTACAGAGTGGCTTTGATAATGGCTTATACCCTACACGGGATAACTTAACTGATATCCCTTTTAACGGATAAACGGAGCCAACAATGGCAGAGATTATTCCCATGACTGAAGAACAGAAATTCCAGTTAGAGATTTACAAACTGGTCATGAACCAGAACGCAGCCGCAGAAGAAGCATTTCAGTTCATTGGCACTGACGAGCTGAAGCTTGAGCTATTCAAAATTCACTTCCAGTCAGGCGGCGCTAATTCAGATATCACGATCCGCACATTCGAAGCGGTGCGTAAATCGAAGGAAGCGTTAGACCTGTTCACTACCGGAGCATAAACATGGCGCGCCCAACAAAGTATCAAGAGGCGTATGCCGAACAGGCACGCAAACTGTGCTTGCTGGGCTACACCGATGCAGAACTTGCTGATTTCTTTGAAGTCAGTGAGTCAACTATTAACAAGTGGAAGCTTGATTATCCTAAGTTTTCGGAGTCCATAAAAAAGGGTAAGGCCGTCGCTGATGCAGAAGTTAGTGACCGTCTTTATCAACGCGCTATGGGCTTTGTGGCTCCAGACATCGATATTCGTGTTATTGAAAACAGAATTGTCGAAACTCCGCTTGAGAAGTATTACCCGCCTGATACAACCGCCGCCATCTTCTGGCTTAAGAACCGACAGAAGGATAAATGGCGCGACAAGGTTGATCACGAGCTAACAGGCAAAGACGGCGGCGCAATTCAGATTGAAACATCACCGATGAGCACTCTATTCGGAAAATGACCTCGATTAATCCTATCTTTGAACCGTTCATTGAGGCGCATCGCTACAAAGTCGCCAAAGGCGGTCGAGGTAGCGGTAAATCATGGGCAATTGCGAGACTGCTTGTTGAAGCGGCGCGTCGGCAGCCTGTGCGCATCCTCTGTGCTCGTGAACTGCAAAACAGTATCAGCGATTCGGTAATCCGGTTGCTTGAAGACACCATAGAGCGGGAAGGGTATTCGGCCGAGTTTGAAATTCAGCGTTCCATGATTCGTCATCTCGGAACGAATGCTGAATTCATGTTCTACGGCATCAAAAACAACCCGACGAAGATTAAATCGCTCGAAGGCATTGATATCTGCTGGGTGGAAGAAGCGGAAGCGGTAACGAAGGAATCGTGGGATATCCTGATACCAACCATCCGTAAGCCGTTCTCTGAAATATGGGTAAGCTTCAACCCGAAAAACATACTCGACGATACCTATCAGCGGTTCGTCGTAAATCCTCCCGATGATATTTGCCTGCTGACGGTGAACTACACCGACAATCCGCACTTTCCTGAAGTTCTCCGTCTGGAGATGGAAGAGTGTAAACGCAGAAATCCGACACTGTATCGTCACATCTGGCTTGGTGAGCCGGTAAGCGCAAGTGATATGGCAATCATCAAACGTGAATGGCTTGAAGCTGCTACCGATGCGCACAAGAAACTCGGATGGAAAGCGAAAGGCGCTGTTGTCTCTGCGCATGACCCATCAGATACAGGGCCAGATGCTAAAGGTTATGCATCGCGCCACGGTTCGGTAGTTAAGCGCATTGCCGAAGGCCTGCTGATGGACATCAATGAAGGTGCTGACTGGGCTACTTCGCTGGCGATTGAAGACGGCGCTGACCATTACCTGTGGGATGGTGATGGTGTTGGTGCCGGGCTACGCAGACAGACAACGGAAGCGTTCTCCGGCAAGAAAATCACCGCCACGATGTTCAAGGGCAGCGAATCGCCATTCGATGAAGATGCGCCGTATCAGGCCGGAGCATGGGCTGATGAAGTAGTACAGGGCGACAACGTTCGCACTATTGGCGATGTATTTCGCAATAAGCGAGCGCAATTCTATTACGCGCTGGCTGACAGGCTGTATCTGACATATCGGGCGGTTGTTCACGGTGAGTATGCAGACCCCGACGACATGCTGAGTTTCGACAAAGAAGCGATAGGCGAGAAGATGCTGGAGAAGCTGTTTGCAGAACTGACGCAGATTCAGCGCAAATTCAATAACAACGGGAAGCTGGAGCTAATGACTAAGGTCGAAATGAAGCAGAAGCTCGGTATTCCATCTCCTAACCTGGCTGATGCGCTGATGATGTGTATGCATTGCCCGGCATTGGTCCGCGAAGAAACTGAAATATACGTTCCCTCATCCTCCGGTTGGTAAACATGGCAGAGACATTAGAGAAAAAACATGAGCGGATCATGCTCAGGTTTGACCGCGCCTATTCTCCACAGCAGGAAGTGCGCGAAAAGTGCATTGAAGCTACGAGGTTTGCTCGTGTCCCCGGAGGTCAATGGGAAGGAGCAACGGCGGCTGGAACTAAGCTTGATGAGCAGTTCGAGAAGTATCCTAAGTTTGAAATCAACAAGGTAGCAACTGAACTTAACCGCATCATTGCAGAATACCGCAATAACAGAATCACAGTTAAGTTTCGTCCTGGTGACAGAGAGGCAAGCGAAGAGTTAGCTAATAAATTAAATGGTCTGTTCCGTGCTGACTACGAAGAAACTGATGGCGGTGAGGCTTGCGATAATGCATTTGACGACGCTGCTACTGGTGGTTTCGGTTGCTTCCGTTTGACGTCGATGCTGGTCAATGAATACGACCCCATGGACGATCGTCAGCGTATTGCTATTGAACCAATATACGACCCGTCGCGCTCTGTGTGGTTTGACCCTGACGCTAAGAAGTACGACAAATCTGACGCGTTGTGGGCGTTCTGCATGTATTCGTTGTCACCTGAAAAATATGAGGCTGAATACGGAAAGAAACCTCCTGCTTCTCTGGATGTAACGTCTATGACCAGTTGGGAATATGACTGGTTTGATGCAGATGTTATTTACATAGCGAAGTATTACGAAGTTCGTAAAGAGTCTGTTGACGTTATCAGTTATCGTCATCCAATCACTGGAGAGATTGCAACATACGACAGTGATCAGGTCGAAGATATTGAAGATGAACTGGCAATAGCTGGATTTCAGGAAGTGGCAAGGCGCTCAGTGAAGCGCCGTCGTGTGTATGTATCCGTAGTGGATGGTGATGGTTTCCTTGAGAAACCTCGACGTATTCCTGGTGAGCATATCCCCCTCATCCCGGTTTATGGAAAACGCTGGTTCATTGATGACATTGAGCGTGTCGAAGGACATATTGCAAAAGCAATGGATCCACAGCGTTTGTACAACCTTCAGGTATCAATGCTGGCTGATACTGCAGCGCAAGACCCAGGTCAGATCCCTATAGTTGGCATGGAGCAAATACGTGGACTTGAGAAGCACTGGGAGGCTCGCAACAAGAAACGACCAGCGTTCTTGCCGTTGCGCGAAGTGAGAGATAAATCTGGCAACATCATCGCTGGAGCTACCCCGGCAGGATATACACAGCCTGCGGTTATGAATCAGGCATTGGCTGCATTACTACAGCAAACCAGTGCAGATATTCAGGAGGTTACAGGCGGCAGTCAGGCCATGCAGCAGATGCCAAGTAATATTGCTCAGGAAACGGTTAACAACTTGATGAACAGAGCAGATATGGCTTCGTTTATCTATCTGGACAATATGGCGAAAAGTCTTAAACGCGCTGGTGAAGTATGGCTGTCAATGGCGCGTGAAGTGTACGGTTCAGAACGTGAAGTGCGCATCGTTAACGAAGATGGAAGTGATGATATCGCTGTCCTGAGCGCACAGGTTGTTGACAGGCAAACAGGGGCTGTTGTTGCGTTAAATGACCTTTCTGTCGGTCGATACGATGTGACGGTTGATGTTGGACCAAGCTACACAGCACGACGTGATGCAACGGTTTCTGTACTGACAAATGTCCTTAGCTCTATGCTTCCAACAGACCCAATGCGCCCGGCAATTCAGGGTATTATTCTGGACAATATCGATGGCGAAGGCCTTGATGACTTCAAAGAGTACAACCGAAACCAACTGCTGATATCTGGTATTGCAAAACCACGCAATGAGAAAGAGCAGCAGATTGTTCAACAGGCGCAAATGGCAGCACAAAGCCAGCCAAATCCTGAAATGGTTCTCGCTCAGGCGCAAATGGTAGCAGCGCAGGCAGAAGCGCAAAAAGCAACTAACGAAACTGCTCAAACTCAAATCAAAGCATTTACTGCCCAGCAGGATGCGATGGAGAGTCAGGCAAACACTGTCTATAAACTGGCTCAAGCCAGAAACATCGATGACAAAGCAGTGATGGAGGCAATACGCCTTCTGAAAGATGTCGCCGAGTCACAACAACAGCAATTCCAGTCACCACCACAGTCACCGGCAGACTTAATGCCGAGTTAACCAGGAGTAATCAATGGAAAACGAACTGATCATCGACGGTCAGGTTATTGACCTGTCTGAAACACAGGAAAATGCAGAAGAAACCATCATCCAAACAGAGTCACAGCCTGAGAATGAAAGCCAGGATGACAACGGTAAAGAGGTGGCAACTGAGCCTGAAAAAACCGAAGAGACACCAGAAGATTACGCCTTGCGTATTGGTGATGAAGAAATTCAGCTTAACGCTGACGATGATGATCACATTGACGGGCAACCTGCACCGCAATGGGTGAAAGATCTTCGCAAAGGCTTCAAAGAAACACAGAAAGAAAACCGTGAGTTGCGCCGCCAGCTTGAGGAAGCATTAGCCAAGCCAGCGGAACATCAGCAACCACAACCAGACGCTATTCCACCAAAACCGACTCTTGAGTCGTGTGATTATGACGAACAGGCGTTTGAACAGGCATTGACTGATTGGCATGAGAAAAAAGGCCGTGTCGAACAGCAGCAGCAACAAAAACTACGTCAGCAACAGGAATACCAACAGCGTTTCCAGCAAAGGGTAGAAGCGCATAAACAACGGGCAGCCAAACTTCCTGTGAAAGATTATCAGGAAATGGAGGCCATTGTTCTTAGTGAGCTACCACCAATTCAGCAGGAAATCATCATTCACTGTGCAGACGAAGGCTCTGAACTACTCGCCTATGGCTTAGGTAAGAGCCAGCAATTACGCCAGCGTGTAGCCGCTGAGACAGATCCAATTCGCGCAGCATTCCTCTTGGGGCAGATTAGCAAACAGGTAAGCCTTGCTCCAAAACCAAAGAAAGCCATCAAGCCAGAGCCGGAAGTACGTGGTGGCGGTGCTGATGCGAAACAAGACGAATTCAACAAATTATGTCCCGGCGCAAAAATCGAATAAGGAAAAGATAAATGCCTAACAATCTCGACAGTAACGTCAGTCAAATCGTTCTGAAAAAATTCCTTCCGGGTTTTATGTCAGATTTAGTTCTGGCGAAAACCGTAGACCGTCAGTTGCTGGCAGGTGAAATCAACTCCAGCACTGGCGATAGCGTTAGCTTTAAACGTCCGCATCAATTCTCATCCCTCCGTACTCCCACTGGTGATATTTCAGGGCAAAATAAAAACAACCTGAACTCAGGTAAAGCTACGGGGCGTGTAGGTAACTACATCACTGTTGCTGTTGAATATCAGCAACTGGAGGAAGCGATCAAGCTTAACCAACTGGAAGAAATTCTCGCGCCGGTTCGCCAGCGAATCGTTACCGACCTTGAAACAGAGCTTGCTCACTTCATGATGAATAACGGTGCGTTGTCACTTGGTAGCCCCAATACTCCAATCACCAAATGGTCTGATGTTGCGCAGACGGCATCTTTCCTGAAAGACCTCGGCGTTAATGAAGGTGAAAACTATGCTGTAATGGATCCATGGTCTGCACAGCGACTTGCTGATGCGCAGACTGGTTTGCATGCTTCAGATCAATTGGTTCGTACTGCATGGGAGAACGCACAGATCCCAACCAATTTTGGCGGCATTCGCGCACTGATGTCTAATGGGCTTGCCTCTCGTACGCAGGGGGCATTTGGCGGAACACTGACAGTCAAAACACAGCCAACTGTTACCTATAACGCAGTTAAAGACTCATACCAGTTCACTGTAACATTGACCGGAGCGACAACCAGCGTTACAGGTTTCCTGAAAGCTGGTGATCAGGTTAAATTCACCAATACCTACTGGCTGCAACAGCAGACCAAACAGGCGTTGTATAACGGAGCCACACCAATTAGCTTCACTGCAACGGTTACTGCTGATGCTAATTCAGACAGCAGTGGCGATGTGACGGTTACGCTTTCTGGTGTTCCGATTTATGACACTACAAACCCGCAGTACAACTCTGTAAGTCGTCAGGTAGCGGCAGGTGATGCCGTATCTGTAGTAGGCACTGCTAGCCAGACAATGAAGCCAAACCTGTTCTATAACAAGTTCTTCTGTGGACTTGGCTCTATCCCACTGCCGAAACTGCACAGTATTGATTCTGCTGTTGCAACATATGAAGGTTTCTCCATCCGCGTACATAAATACGCAGATGGCGATGCCAACGTGCAAAAAATGCGCTTTGACTTACTGCCTGCATATGTGTGCTTTAACCCTCACATGGGCGGTCAGTTCTTCGGTAATCCGTAATAACAAGGGGCTTACGCCCCTTTTATGTTTTAAGGAAACAATATGGATCGCATGAGTGTATTCCTTGCCGCAGATAACGAATCCGGGCATGTACAGGCCGTTATCGCAGAAAAAGACTTCCAGTTTTTCGAAAAGTTGGGCTTTGTTGCCTCAGTTGATGAATTGAAACCGACCAGTAAGCGAGGTCGTAAGGCGGCAGACAATGGCAACAGTACTGACAAAGGGTGAGATCGTCCTTTTTGCGCTTCGTAAGTTTGCTATTGCTTCTAATGCATCGCTGACTGATGTTGAGCCGCAATCAATTGAAGATGGTGTAAATGATCTGGAAGATATGATGTCCGAGTGGATGATTAACCCCGGCGACATTGGTTACGCTTTCGCAACTGGAGATGAGCAGCCATTACCAGATGATGAGTCAGGTCTTCCAAGAAAATACAAACACGCAGTAGGCTATCAGTTATTGCTGAGAATGCTATCTGATTACAGCCTTGAACCAACTCCGCAAGTTCTCAGTAACGCCCAACGCTCATATGATGCCTTGATGACCGACACTCTGGTTGTTCCTTCAATGCGACGACGTGGAGATTTTCCTGTAGGGCAGGGTAATAAATATGACGTGTTCACATCTGACCGATATTATCCAGGCGATCTCCCTCTGATTGATGGCGATATCCCAAACGCATAGGTGAATAAATGCCTATTCAGCAACTTCCGCTTATGAAAGGTGTCGGCAAAGACTTTCGAAACGCCGACTATATCGACTATCTGCCAGTGAATATGTTGGCAACCCCCAAAGAAATCCTGAACAGCAGCGGATATCTTCGCTCATTCCCGGGCATTGCCAAACGATCTGATGTGAACGGTGTATCTCGCGGCGTCGAGTACAACATGGCGCAGAGTGCTGTTTATCGCGTGTGTGGTGGCAAGCTGTACAAAGGCGAAAGTGAAGTCGGTGATGTTGCCGGAAGTGGTCGCGTATCAATGGCGCATGGTCGGACATCACAGGCGGTAGGCGTTAATGGTCAACTGGTAGAGTATCGTTATGATGGCACGGTTAAAACCGTCTCAAACTGGCCTACAGACAGCGGATTCACTCAGTATGAGTTAGGTTCAGTTCGCGACATTACGCGCTTACGTGGGCGTTATGCGTGGTCAAAAGACGGAACTGATTCATGGTTTATCACTGACCTTGAAGACGAATCTCATCCTGACCGTTACAGCGCACAATATCGTGCCGAGTCTCAGCCTGACGGAATCATCGGCATCGGAACATGGCGAGATTTCATCGTCTGCTTTGGTTCATCGACGATTGAATATTTTTCCCTGACAGGTGCAACCACCGTTGGTGCAGCTTTGTATGTCGCACAGCCATCACTGATGGTGCAAAAAGGCATCGCCGGGACTTACTGCAAAACGCCATTCGCTGATTCTTATGCGTTCATCAGCAATCCGGCAACAGGTGCGCCGTCTGTATATATCATCGGCTCCGGTCAGGTATCACCAATCGCCAGCGCGAGCATTGAGAAAATACTACGCTCCTACACTGCTGATGAACTGGCTGATGGCGTGATGGAATCGTTGCGGTTTGATGCTCATGAGTTGCTGATTATCCATCTTCCGCGTCACGTCCTCGTGTACGACGCATCTTCAAGCGCCAATGGTCCGCAATGGTGTGTGCTGAAAACAGGACTGTATGATGATGTGTACCGCGCTATCGACTTCATTTACGAAGGCAATCAGATAACGTGCGGCGATAAGCTGGAGTCCGTGACCGGGAAATTGCAGTTCGATATCAGCAGCCAGTACGACAAGCAACAGGAACACTTGCTGTTTACTCCACTGTTCAAAGCGGATAACGCCAGAGTGTTCGACCTTGAGGTTGAATCGTCAACTGGCGTTTCGCAGTACGCCGACCGCCTGTTCCTCTCTGCAACCACTGACGGCATAAATTACGGACGTGAGCAGATGATTGAGCAGAATGAACCGTTCGTTTACGACAAACGCGTTTTGTGGAAGCGAGTAGGGCGCATAAGGAAAAATGTTGGCTTCAAATTGCGCGTTATCACGAAGTCACCTGTAACTCTGTCTGGTGCTCAGATAAGGATTGAGTAATGGCGGATTCATCACTGAATAATCCTGTCGCGGTTCAGGCTACGCGCCTTGATGCTTCAATTTTGCCACGCAATATATTTAGCCAGTCTTACCTGCTGTATGTCATAAATCAAGGTGCTGATGTCGGCGCAATTGCCGGGAAGGCAAATCAGGCTGGCCAGGGCGCTTACGATGCTCAGGTGAAAAACGATGAACAGGACGTCGAGCTGGCAGATCACGATGCAAGAATCACCGCAAACACAAAAGCGATAAATCTCCTTGAGGTCAGGTTAACAACCGCCGAAGGGAAGATAGTCGTACTACGTAGCGATGTTGATTACTTGCTGGATGAGGTTATCGATATTCAGGCGCATCTGGTCACTGTTGACCAAAGACTGGATGGCGTAGAAAGCGATGTATCTGACATTAAGAGTGATTACGTATCGAAAACCGTAACCGAATCGCAGTCTCTTGCGTCACCGCTGGATGTAAAAACATCATATTCAGTTGATGGAATTCAGGTTATTGGAGCAAGAAATACCGGATGGACTGCAGCCACAGGTACACCTCTTCTTGGCTCATTCAACGCTAACCAGTCATACACAGTCGGCACTACGTACACACAATCCGAAGTCGCAGCACTCGCTACAGGTTTGCAGCAGGCGCGGCAGCGTATTCTGGCGCTTGAAACGGCACTTAGATTACATGGGCTGATTGACTGATGATTACATTCAAACCAACGCGAAACATCGACCTGATAGAAGCCGTAGGAAATCACCCTGACATTATCGCCGGGAGCAACAACGGTGATGGATACGACTACAAACCTGAATGCCGTTACTTTGAGGTTAACGTGCACGGGCAGTTCGGCGGAATTGTTTACTATCAGGAGATTCAGCCGCTGACATTCGATTGCCACGCCATGTACCTGCCAGAGGTTCGTGGATTCAGCAAGGAAATCGGGCTGGCGTTCTGGCGATACATTCTGACTAACACCACCGTTCAGTGCGTCACATCGTTCGCTGCACGCAAATTCCGCCACGGTCAGATGTACTGCGCAATGATTGGCCTTAAGCGTGTAGGAACCATCAAGAAATACTTCAAAGGCGTGGATGACGTGACATTTTACAGTGCTACACGCGAAGAACTAATCGACTTCCTGAATCACGGGAGATAGCCATGTTATATGCATTTAAGCTGGGCAGAAAACTGCGCGGCGAGGAACCTTATTGCCCTGAAAAAGGTGGGAAAGGTGGCAGTTCTGATAAAAGCGCAAAGTATGCCGCAGAAGCTCAGAAGTATGCAGCAGACCTGCAAAATCAGCAGTTCAACACCATCATGAACAACCTGAAGCCGTTTACTCCTCTGGCTGATAAGTATGTCGGCAGCCTCGAGAACTTATCGTCTCTGGAAGGGCAAGGTCAGGCACTTAACCAGTATTACAACTCTCAGCAGTACAAAGATCTTGCTGGTCAGGCTCGCTATCAGAGTCTGGCGGCAGCGGAAGCAACAGGTGGATTGGGTTCCACTGCAACCGGTAATCAGTTAGCAACAATCGCACCAACGCTTGGTCAGCAGTGGCTGTCTGGTCAGATGAACAACTACCAGAATCTGGCAAACGTTGGGCTTGGTGCTCTGCAAGGTCAGGCAAACGCAGGGCAGACATATGCCAACAACATGAGTCAGATTTCGCAGCAAAGTGCGGCTCTTGCAGCGGCAAATGCCAACAGACCATCAGCAATGCAATCTGCTATTGGCGGAGGTGCGTCTGGTGCTATTGCTGGGGCTGGACTTGCGAAATTAATTGGTTCATCAACTCCGTGGGGGGCTGCGATCGGCGGCGGTCTTGGTCTGCTTAGCTCGTTGTTTTAAGGGGTAATCAATGGCTACGTGGCAACAAGGTATTAATTCTGGTGGTTTTCTGGCTGGCATCGGTACGCAAAATGAGAATGCGCCAAAGGCAAGCGACATTAACGCAACGCTTGGTCTGATCCGCGAAAACAATGAACTGGCTCGCTCAGGTGTAAATAACGTTGGTCTGACCGCGTTACGTGGTCTGGCTGGAGTTGCTGATATTTACAATCAGGAACAGCAACAGAAAGCGATTAGTGCGTTCAATAAGGTTCACGCTGATGCATGGGCTTCTGGTGATCCATCGGGACTATTTAAGTTTGCCCAGGAAAATCCAGCGTTTGTTGCACAGGCACAACAGGCGTTTTCCGGTCTTAATGATCAGCAACGCAACGATATGGGCGATTTAGCCATGAGGGCTAACGTCGCTCTTTCTCAGGGACCGGAAGCCTACAGTAAATTCATTACTGACAACAAGGACAGGTTAAATCGCGTTGGTGCTAATGCTGACTGGATGATTCAGACAGGTATCCAGAATCCAGAGCAGCTATCACACATGCTGACTACTATGTCTCTCGGTGCGCTTGGACCAGAAAAGGCGTTTGCTGTTCAGGATAAGATGGCTGGTCGTGAAATTGACCGAGGCAGGCTGGCAGAGACAATCCGCAGCAATCAGGCTGGTGAAGCACTTCAGGCGAGAGGGCAAAACCTTTCCTATCAGTCAGCAATGACTGGGCACAATATCGCAGCACAACGCTTGGCTCTGGATCAGCAAGAGTTCGGGTTTAAGATGCAGCAAGCGCAGGAAAAGGCTCAGCAGTTGATTAACGAAGCACCTAAGCTGTCAGTAAACATGGAAAAAGGCATCGAGACGGCTGTAAACAATGCTACAGCATCATCAAACTCAGCCAATTCTATGAGTGCGCTTGCTCAACAGTTCAGAGCAGAAAAACCAACGACAGGTTTGTTCGGTAACGCACAGAACATGTTCGCAAAACTTACCGGAAGCGATACAACATTGCGTGATTTGCGCATTCGCCAAAATGCCCTTGTTAACAGTCAGGTCCTTAAATTCCTACCTCCCGGCCCAGCAACGGATAAAGACGTTGAGATCGTTCGGCAGGGTGCGCCAACTGACATGGATAACCCTGAGACGGTCGCAAGATGGCTTGATGCAATGGCAAACCTTGAGCGACGAAACGCGCAGTTTAATGAGTTTAAAGCTGAGTGGATGAGCGCGAATGGCAATCCTGGACAATCGCGTAATGGCGGTCAGATATTGGGGTTGGATGTTAAAAAAGGTGAATCATTGGGGAGTGCCGTTAAGCGGTATATGTCATTGAATACTGACGCAGCGCCAGCACAAGATTCGACACCTTCAGGAGAACCACGGAATCAGGTTGGATCATATACCTCAAAATCAGGCATTCAATTTACGGTGGAATGATGAAAGTAACTGCAAACGGTAAGACATTTACCTTCCCTGATGGTACGAGCACGGAAGATATTGGAGCCGCCATTGATGATTATTTTGCTGGTCAGGTTGTTCAGCAACAAACAGTTAATCAGGCCAATAATGCACCAGTACGTGAAGAACCATCATTGATGCAACAAGCTGGCGATTGGCTCACTGGTGGTCAAAGTGCAGGGCAAATTGCAGAACAGGCTGGTCGTGGTCTGGTAAACATACCATTTGACGTATTGCAGGGTGGCGCAAGTCTGATTAATGCAATCAGTCAGGGGCTTGGTGGGCCAAAAGTTTTGGATGATGTTTATCGTCCAGTAGACAAACCGACAGACCCATACGCACAAGCCGGTGAAACAATTGGTGGGTATTTAGTTCCAGGAGTTGGAACGGCAGGAAGCATGGCTATTGGATCGCTGGCAGAGGCCGCAAATCAGAAAGGCGATTTCGCACAAAATGCAGCTAAAAATGCCGGAGTTAACCTTGCCGCTCAGGGTGTTCTTTCCGCAGCAGCAAAGGGAATAGGGCGTGGAATAACGGCTATAAAAGGTGATATTGCGCCAGAAGTGGCGAAGAAAATTGCCACATCAGAATCGATGGGCGTGACACCAATGACATCTGATGTTATCCCGCCGAAAAATGCTTTCACTCGCGGCCTTACTCAGGATGCCGAGGGGGCTTTGCTCGGGACGGGCTCAAAGCGAGCAGAGCAATATGCAACGCGGAGTAAGCTGGTAAGCAATTATTTTGACCGTTTTGGTGAGTACAACCCTGATGATGTGGTGAAATCTCTTACCACCACGTTAATGGGGCGGAAGGATGCCGCTGGCGCTGTTATCAATGACGTCACCAATAAAATGGGTAATGCCGCAGTTGATACCACAAATACCATGAATGCTCTGAATACAGCGATCGCAAGACAGGAACGGCTTGGGACGTCTGCCAATCAAAGCCTGCTTACATCCTTGCGTAACCTACGTGAAGAATTAGCAAACCCTGCAACTGATTTGGATGTTACGTTTGATCTCTTGCGTCAGCACAGAACAGCATTTAGATCTAATGTTCAGGGAGATGCTATGGTCTTCCCCAACCAGGCAAAAGCAGCTACCAATATGGTAGAGAATGCAATGTCAAAAGACCTTCGTAACGCAGTTGCTAAAAACCTCGGTGCATCAGACGCAGCAAAATACCTTAAAGCAAATTCCGATTATGCAAACGTTTATAATAAGGTGCTTAATAAAAACATTGCCAACAAGCTCAACAAGGCAAGCAGTGAAGCCAGTCCTGAACTTATAAATACCGTTGTATTAAGCAGAAAACCATCTGACGTGAAACGAATCTGGAGCGCACTGGATGATAAGGGGAAAGATGCTATGCGTGCAGCTTACGTCAGCAAAATAGCGGAAAAGGCCGGGGACTCTCCAGCCAAGTTCATCACTGAAGTTAATAAGCTGAAATCTCAGTCAGGCGGTGAAATTTACAACACTATTTTTTCTGGAAAGCACATGAAAGAGCTTGATGCTCTTCATGAAGTTCTACAGCAAACAGCAAGGTCAGACACCGCAAATGTAGTAACTCAGACAGGGCAATCGCAAGCCAACAGGATAAGGACGATTGGCGCAACTGCGACCCTTGGCGTATCAATGGGGCTTGAGGCTGGTTTTGGTGCAATGATGCGCTTGTATGAGTCCAAAGCAGCAAGGAATATGCTTCTTCGTTTGGCAAACACCAAAGCAGGAACACCAGCCTATGAAAGAGCGATAAATAACGCTGCGAATGCCATCAGACCGCTGTTTGCTACTGAGGCAACACAGCAGTAACGTATGGGAAATTGGATTCAATCGCTAACATTTTCTTTTTACTTTTCCAACAAAAGCTTTGGTTGAATCCATATTTCCATAACCGGAAATGGTTTTTGACATTAAAACTGTTCCAGTAGGATGTATTACCCATGAGTCGATAACGCGTTGAGTTTCGCCATTCGCGCCGATTCCTATGATGGAGTTTTTAGACAATGCTTTGTAAGCCATGCCGCCCGCATCTGTCCCAGAATATGTGATGCTGGCATCTTCACCGTTTGTCTTAATGATGAATGTTCCACTAAAACCATCTTCTTCCGGATGGAAATTATTTCGTTCTGAATAGCTTATTCCGCGCATATCTCCAACGACCCAGCACTCTGCTGTAGCCCCAAAAGATATGAATAAGAACATAACAGTAAGAAATTGCTTCACGCCAACCTCCTTAGTTTTGAGCAGGATACCATGAAAAAAGTAAACATCTTTTGCCTACTTCATATTTGAATGGTTTGTCATTAGGATGTTTCCGGTTTTTTAAATATGGAAATTGATATGAAGAGGATTATTGGCGTCGTTGCTGGCGCTATATTGTTATCTGGGTGCGCAACTATTGTTGGTGACGAAACGCAGCTTGTGCAAGTGAACAGCAATCCTTCCGGTGCGAGCTTTAAGGTAAAAGACGAATCAGGCGTGATTGTTGCGCAAGGTAAGACCCCGCAAGGAGTAACTCTTGCCAAGTCAGATGGTAGTTATTTTGGCAAAAAGAGCTACCAGATCACTATGGAAAAGGATGGGTACGAACCAGTTACCCTGCCAATCAAAGCCAATGCTAATGGCTGGTATATTGGTGGAAACCTTGTGTTTGGTGGGTTAATTGGTTGGCTTGCTGTAGATCCTTTTAATGGTGGGATGTATACCTTGAAGCCAAAAGAGGCAAACGCATCTCTTATACCATCAACAAAGCAAGACTAATAAATAGGACCCACCTTCAGGTGGGTTTTTTGTACAAATCCTTCAGCGTATCAAACACCATCTTCTTAACAAGCTCTGACTGCTCATCAGCGAGTCGTTCTGCATCGTCGCGATATCCAGTCACAGGCGATGGTTTTGATAGAGCATCTTGGACGATTTGTAACAACTCGGAGTTCATTGATCTCCCATTCGCCTCCGCCCTGAATTTTAATTTCTCCCTTACTTCCATAGGCATACGGAAGTTAAAGTGCGGATCATCTCTAGCCATGCCATCACTCCAAGTTAGTGTATTGACATGATAGAAGCACTCTACTATATTCTCAATAGGTCCACGGTGGACCTATATTGTGAGGTGAATATGAAAGGAATGAGCAAGATGCCGCAGTTCAATTTGCGGTGGCCTAAAGAAGTATTGGATTTGGTCCGCAAGGTGGCGGAAGAGAATGGTCGGTCTGTTAACTCTGAGATTTATCAGAGAGTAATGGAAAGCTTTAAGAAGGAAGGGCGCATTGGCGCGTAAAGTTGAAGCCCCAACTGCGGGAACAGTCAGGGCTTCGGTTGTCAGTAAATTCGTGGAGAAAAACCAACATGAATAGTATAGCAATTTTAGAAGCAGTGAACACCTCTTATGTACCATTCAACGGTCAGCAAATTATCACCGCCATGGCTGCCGGAGTTGCATATGTTGCGATGAAGCCAATCGTTGAAAACCTTGGAATGAGCTGGTCAACGCAGCAAACAAAACTCATGAAGCAGATTAGCAAATTCAACTGTGTTCATATGAACATGGTTGCCGCTGATGGGAAGCTTCGTAAGCTACTCTGCCTTCCTTTGAAGAAGTTAAATGGATGGCTGTTCAGCATCAACCCTGAGAAAGTTCGTGCTGACATCCGTGATAAACTGATTCAGTACCAGGAAGAATGCTTTACTGTACTGCATGACTACTGGACAAAGGGAAAGGCAGAAAATGCACGTAAGAAAACATCTGTTGATGACAGGACTCCGCTTCGTGATGCTGTAAATATGCTAGTCAGCAAAAAGCATCTAATGTACCCAGAAGCTTATGCAATGATTCATCAGCGTTTCAATGTGGAAAGTATTGAAGAGCTTGATGCATCTCAGATACCGCAAGCCGTAGAGTACATCCACAGGGTAGTGCTTGAAGGTGAATTTATCGGCAAACAAGAGAAGAAAACCAACGAGCTTTCTGCAAAAGAAGCAAACAGCCTTGTATGGTTATGGGATTATGCCAACCGCTCACAGGCATTATTCCGCGAACTGTATCTGGCGCTAAAACAAATTCAATCGAACTATTCCGGCAGATGCTACGACTATGGCCATGAGTTCTCGTATGTTATCGGAATGGCGAGAGACGTTTTAATCAATCACACACGAGATGTTGATATTAATGAGCCAGACGGACCAACGAATCTTTCCGCATGGATGAGACTTAAGAATAAAGAATTACCTCCTTCAGTACATAACTACTGACAGATAACCAACGCAACGACCCAGCTTCGGCTGGGTTTTTTTATGCCCAAAATTCATCGTAGCCATGCTTCGGTGATTCCTTGTATCTGGAGCAAATTAAATGACAGACATTACAGCCAATGTGATCGTATCGATGCCTTCGCAACTCTTCACTATGGCGCGTTCTTTTAAAGCGGTTGCCAATGGAAAAATTTATATCGGTAAAATTGACACTGACCCGGTAAATCCTGAAAACCAGATTCAGGTTTATGTGGAGAACGAAGACGGTTCTCACGTTCCTGTTTCGCAACCAATCATCATTAACGCTGCTGGATATCCGGTATATAACGGACAAATTGCCAAGTTCGTAACTGTGCAAGGGCATTCTATGGCTGTTTATGATGCGTATGGTTCGCAGCAGTTCTATTTTCCGAATGTGTTGAAGTATGACCCTGACCAACTCAGGCAAGATCTTGCATCTCAAGGCGGTGTTAATCTGGTAAATGGAGCTATCTCACAGGAAGACCTTGTTTTGCATTCGATCACAAAAATCCCAAGCTATGTTAATTCTAACGTAGTCCAGGCATGGCGCGATAGTGTTGCGACCTACGGGTATGTTTACTTCTCTAATCATTCAAAAAATCAGATGGTGTACACCGTACCGTCTACAGCTGCTAACGCTTCTTTCCTTGCGAACAGTAAAGTAATCATTGATAAAAATGTCACCCTGAGATTCGACAGTGATCTGTACTCACTGTTTAAATCGTTGCAGTACGAGGGGGAGGGTACGTTTGAATTTACGCACCTGAACTTTAAAGCAACCGGTGGGGAAGTGGATTACCTGGCTAAGCAGGCTATCCTCAACCGAAACCCTATTCGCATGAAGCGAGTGGAATGGTCAGATTGTAAAGTTTATTCCATAAATGGTGACACGTTCTTCTATGAAGGTGAAGTCACCATATCCTCAGATAGCGCAGCTATCTTCCCCTTAACTACTAACCGTACAACAGGCCTGTTCGCACCAATAGATATTGGAGAGCATATTTCTGCACATATTCGTATGGAATCTCAGGCCGCCTCAGAAGTTGGGATTGTTCTGCGATGCTCTGGTGGTTGGATGATGTTCTATGGGGCACCAGGTGCTACACAGTGGTCTTATAGACAGAAACCAATTGGTGGTCCAGTAGCAGAAGGAACTCCATTCCCGCTGCCAGGAGGTTTACTGTCGTACGCCCCGGGCAAAGCAACCGTTGGCGTATCACTGCAAGGTAAAAACTGGGCGCAGATAACGATGAATGGCGTTGGGATACGTTTGCCCTTTGATACTGCTGATGTAGGGGATGTATACGAAGTTGGGTTTGTTGCACTGACCACGGCATCTGGAGGTTCTGCGCGTGTAACTGGATTATGCAGCTACACCTCTGATAATGGCGTGCACGGTAAGCCTCCACTTAATATCCTTATCCACGGTGATAGTACAGCTGAGGATTTCATTTCCGCGTTCAGCTCGTACATTCCGCAATTAATGGATGGAGCGAACGGCCACCGTTCACATAGCATTGTAAACAAGGCAGTTGCCGGACAGACAATGAGGCAACAGTTAGATCTCCTGAAGGCTCAGGGGCCGGGTGATGCTTACATCGTTATTATGGTTGCCGGAACTAACGAAGGGCAGGCAAACCAAAACGGCGATTATATGGCGTCATTGATAGATGAGTTTGTCTTATATTGCAATGGCCTTGGTCGTATCCCTGTTTGGGTTGAGCCGTGGATGTGGTATAGCCAGTCATTTATTGGAGGGGCTGGCCAGCCATCTTCTAACTACGACGGTGTCGCAGAGTTGCGAGAAGCTGGTAAACGCCAGATGATGAAATATGGCAATAACGTCATTTGTGTAACAACAACTCACCAGCTCCCGGCCCCATATCCAGAGTATTTCAATACGCAATACGACCCACTTCTGCGTGATGACATTCACCAAAGCCAGTTAGGGTATCGTCTGTATGCGGAAATTATCTGCTCTGCCATTATCGACTGGTGGTCGCGTGTTGATTACACGCCAAGAGCAGCTGTTCAATGGTGGGCTGGAACAAACGTAACAGTACAGGCACCGTCAAGTTTAACTGCCAATTCAATTAATATTAAACTGGCAGCCACTTCATTTGCGAATGGTAATACTGTTCTAACGCTGCCAAGGTGGTGTAGACCAACAGTAACAAAAAATGTCCCTGTACCGTTCACTGCTGATGGAATATCTTACGGTATGGCGATGGCAACAATAAGCGCATCAACCGGGTCGATAACAATTAATGGATCTACTACAGCCTCACCAATATTTTACATTGATGCTTCCTGGTAGAAAAAGGCCGCAATGCGGCCATCTTTTACTTCACATGTTTATTAATCTCTCTCATCCAAACGGCATAGCCATTTTTATTTAAATGCACTCCATCATCAAAGTACAATTCAGATTTTTTATCAGATAAAAAATCTGCAGGAACTTCTATTATATTGCAGTTAACTATGCGACTACATGTTCTATCAATAATAGAGTTAATCATGCTTATTCTTGAATTGACATGGTCTACGTCTTTTCTTGCCCCGCTTATGATTGGCAAAACTTTTAATGCATAAATATTATCAACCTTTGATACACTCTTAAGCAGTTTGTCATAATCATCAAATATTTCCTCTTCGGTTTTCGCACCCATCGCATCGTTAACTCCACCTTCAATTATCGCAGCTTTATATCCAGACGCCCCATAATTTTCTGATAGAGTTAGGATCTGATGTATAGAGTATCCTCCGACCCCCATATTAACATATTTAAAGTTTAACCCATATGGTGACATTCCTTGTATGAGCGAGTCGCCATAAACCACAATGTCGCCGTCAGCTTGATTAGCATTCATTTTTTTAAAATCTAGCATCACAGCCTGAAAGTCGTTAACTTTTTTTTGAGATAAATAATTTCTAATTGAACGAACAGACAATACTATAATAACTATTGCAATCAGAATAAACAGCATTGCCAAATATTTATTTGCTTGAGACTTTCTATTTGTTTGTTTTGACTTCATTGCATTTTCCTTTTAATAAGGTTTAAGGTTAAAAATATATTTACGCTTCAAATCAACGAATTGAGAAAATTATTCAGCCAACCACTAACTAGACTTGCAATCTAATCTTATATATGATCTGAGTAAGAGTGTAAAAATCCGCTTAATCCTTCTTAAGTAAAAATCGGAAAAAGAAAATTTACCGCTATTTAAATTTTTAAAAATAATACTTGAAATTAAAAGGCTAGATATTATGAAAAATAAATCAAACCCATTGAACTCTCCAGAAAATGCGCTTGGGAAAGCGTGAAACATCACAACAGCGACTGCTCTTAAACCATCTATACCAGCTCTATACTTTATCATTTTTATTGTCCAATTCATCTACAGTGAAAGAGCAAAGAAAAACAATGCAATATATCTCATGTGACTACCCCTAAAATAAATTTAATGATAATAACATCATGAGGATAAATTTAGAAGTGGGAAGATCGGAAATGCTCATTGAGCAGCAGAAAAAATATCACTGACTCTGTATACACATACAGTATTTTTTGTCTGTTATTGATCATTGGATACTTGAGCCTAGCGTAAAAGTAATATGAATGATACAGTATGCTTATATAATTGATTTTTGCTCTCGGTGTAAGTTCGGATTGTATTATATAACCAGAAAATATCCCCAGAACTAAGCTGGGGATTCATGTCATATGTCAGCTTGCTAGTGCGATCTTCCTAAGCCTGTGACCTATATTTATAGATGGTTTTTCAATTACCTTATAAGAAATAGTTGCTAGTGCGATCGTAGCTAATAGGTATAAAACAAAAATAATAAAATTAAAATCTGTGTCCATGTCTATACTGACAGATACAATCTCTAAAAAGAATGGGTGAATCAAGTATACAGAGTAACTTATCGATCCCAGGAAAACCAATAATCCTACATTCAATTTTACCCGTGTAGTGAGCAATAGCGTCAATACTATGCCTGTAAGATAGCTAGCAATATAGGAGGAAGCATTTTCCCCATGCCCATAGTCTTTATTGTAGGACATTAAGCAAATCGGAGCAATCGCCACTAGGAATGTTATTAAAAATACAATGCACATATTTCTTTCTGATCTCGATGCAATCCCAATGCTCACTGAACGCCATAAGCTACCAAAGAACATTAATGACATAGCTAGCGGTATTGCCACAGGAACTTTTTTATCAAGAACGAATCTCACGTATGAGAAAGCAAGAGCGGTTGCAATAAGTCCTATAGAAATTAAAAATAAAGAAACCTTACTCTTTAATAAATTTACTTTGAAAAGAAACGCACAGGAAGCATAGAAGAACAACTCAATTATTAGCGTCCAATAAACACCAAACATATCTGGAGATCTCAGTAAAGATTGAAGCATGGTAATATTAGACAACAGAGTTCTTATATCAAGTGGTCTATGAGTTACAAACAAAAAAGTAAAGGCCGCCAGAAATACTGAAAACCAGTAAGCGGGATATAGTCTAAAAAACCTTGATATAATGAACCCGGATATCGCTCTTTTCCCTTCCTTTAGGCTGTAAGGTATTACCATGCCACTTAACACAAAGAAGCAAACAACACCAACCTGACCAAAGTTAACATGCTTAAATAAAAAACTGTTATGCAATGGTGTTCGCTCTATGAAATGTGCACATGCAACCATCAGGGCTGCAAGTCCACGCAAAGAGTCTAGGAATTCTAGACGATTTCCATTTCTTATAGACATTAAAGATACCTAAGTTAAGTGTAGTAATAGGATTAATTTTAACAGCATGATTCTGTTGATCAATGGATAAGCAGCGTGTTTTGAAGTTGATCTGATTTTTACTATGATTATATTGTGTTCTCGCACAGTATTTTATCGTAAGTGCACTATGGGCTTCTATCTCCAGCAGCAGAACTAGTTGAAGATAGTGTGTCAATCGACAAGAGCCTTATTGCTCCAATCTCAGTCACGTACATGATGATATCCGTCAGGTCATTATCAACGAAGAGTGTTATGGTTAGTTTGATTATTGTGCGGTGATGTGAGAAAAACTTAGAAAAACAAAGTCTTGCACTGGATTGCAAGGCTTTGCGCTATTCGATTGTGGTTGAGGCTGATCACTTCACCTTTTCATCAAGCCAATCCGCCCACCACTGCATCATTTCTCTGCGCTTATCGAGATACTGAGCGTGGTTGTAAATCCCGCGCACAGATCCGCCGTTGGCATGTGCCAGTTGCACTTCAATAGCGTCAGCAGGCCATTCGTGCTCGTTCATAATCGTGCTGAATTCATGCCTGAATCCGTGACCGCTTTCCAGACCTTCATAGCCGATTTGTTTGATCACAAGCAGTACAGCGTTCTCGCAAATTGGCTTCTTCTTATCGTTGCGCCCGGCAAAAACAAACTCTGACACTGGTTTAGTGATTGAGCTTAGCGTAGTGAGAAGTTCAATCACCTGGTCTGACATAGGAACCACATGAATTTTTCGACCCTTCATCACACTGGCGTCGATGGTGATAATCCTGTTTTCAAAATCGACGTTCTTCCATAGCATGGAGCGAAGCTCTTTCGTTCTTAGGGCTGTGTAGCGCAAAACTTTAGTCGCAATGAGCGATACGATGCTCCCTGAAAATGTTGCCAGTGCTTTGTTGAATGCAGGGATCTGGTCTGCAGGAAGAAACGGGAAGTTCTTCTTGCGGTATCCCTTCATGGCGTCAGCAAGGTCAGGTGCCGGGTTATATTTAGCCCTACCAGTGACAATAGCGTAACGGAAAACCTCGCCGCATCTTCTGCGGGCTTTATTTGCTCGCTCCATTGCACCGCGATCTTCAAATCTGCGGATTACTTCCAGTAGTTGCATCGGCTCAATATCCTGAATTTCAAGACCGCCGATGATGGGTAAAATGTCGTCATCAAACATTTTTGCAAGTTCATTTGCATAGCCTACTGACCAGACTTGCTTCTTGTGCTCGTACCATTCCTTGTAAATGGCGCTAAAGGAATTGTTGTTAGACGAAGCCTTTTTCGCCTTTACCGGATCGATGCCAACCGAGATGTCTTTCCTCGCAGTCCATGCTTTATCCCTTGCCTCTTGCAAAGTCATAAGCGGATATTTTCCGACGGTCAGGATTTTCTCCTTACCGTCAATCTTGTAGCGAAGCTGCCATACCTTTTTCCCTGACACAGGGACATAAAGGTACAGGCCATTACCATCGAGTAGGCGGTATGGTTTTTCTTTCGGCTTTGCTGCTTCAATCTGCTTAACGGTGAGCAT